CTTTCGGTTTTAGATCTCCAACTATCCGAATCTGATCAAAAGTTAAATCCTCTATATTTTGTTGTTTCCATCCATATGCAACTTTCTCTTTACCCCATCCTTCTTGTTTACTTCCGGCCATAGAAAATGGTGGACATGGTGGTGAACCATCTAGGATATCAACTTCTACATCACCAATTTTTTCTCTAATTCTTTTTCCTGTAACATTCCGAATATCATCAACTATTACTGGTGTATCTGGAAAATTTGCAGAATAAGAATCTGCATGAACTTGTTGAAATTCATTCACACAAAGAACATCACCCCCTGCAAGTTTATACCCACAAGAAGAACCGCCTCCCCCTGCAAAGAAGGAAACTACATTAAATCGTTTTTTGGATGCAGACTTTTTCAAATCTGCCAAAGTGTATCGTTTGTATCTCATAATATTATTTAGCATTTTAAAAAAGGGGAGATTTCTCTCCCCTCACTTTTCAATTTATGCCTGTGGAGACAATATAGTGGAAAGATTTTGATTGATGATGGCATGAAAATGTGGTTGCACTTTCTCCAACATTTTTTCCCATGCTTTAGTTGTGGTTGAAATACAACTGGTCTTACCATTGTGATGTTTCAACTGTTTCATTGTTACAAACTCATTAAACAATGTAGCAAGAGTCGCAACATGATACTCTGTAAGTCTTATCATAGAATTACCTTTGATAAGTTCTGCTTGAGTCATGTTTTCCATCATCGGAAGCAGTTTTTTCCTTTCGGAAAAAATATACTCTAAAAACTGTTCCCATGCATCAATATGATTCCTATCACTCACACGATCAATTTCTATTGTAAATTGATGTCGAAATTTTGCAAGTGCTCTCGCAAGAGTTGCAGATAATTGTTGAACTTTTGAATTCCCATTGATAACGTGTTTGGCCTGGGATTCAAGAATTTCTCTCAAAAAATTATCTGGATCTTTTTGATTTGAGAATTTTTCACCATATTCTTTTCGCATCTGTTTTACTGCGCCGAAAGAATCCAGTTCAACTTCTGCTTCTTCATTAGTGGATGCAATACCGATTCTTGGAGTGCAACTATCAAGGAAGTCATACAAATCTCTTGCCCATGGCTCGTTTACTTCTTTGTTAAATTCATGAAGCAACTCGCCTTTATATTTCATAGTCTTAGTCATTCCATGAAATTGATTATCTTCATCAAAATTCTCTGCTTCTATCAAAAGCATTTCTTCATCGGAAGCAGTAACAGCATGAGGAATCAACTTGCCAGGAATAGTGGCATATTCACCATCTGTCAACAACTTCATCAAATTACGATGATTGCCACGAGAAACACGAACTATTCCGCGTGAACGATCATAGAAGACAGTAATTGCTTCGAAACCAACTAGGTTAAATCCACCCCTATATTCTAAATGTTTCACACACGAATCAAAAGAAATTTCGGATGTTCTATTATAGGTATCGCAACTTTCAATAATCTTACAAGGAATTTGTACATAGTATTCATCCTTGTCTGTAGTAAAAGTTGCCATTGGGTCATCGGGCCAGGGTTGATAAACGGACTCATCAACCTTACCGATACTTGAAAATCGTTCAAGGGCCTTATTACAAAAATCCACACTCCAATAATCTTTATAAAGATCAAATAGAGATACAGATTCAATTGATTTTTTAAGTGACTTTACATCACTTATCTTTTTTTTGCTCTTCATGGAAACCTCCTGTGTTGAGCGGATTATCGTTCCTTTAATGCAAAGAGCAGGAACGTAGAGTACTAAAAGTGCAAAAATGCATAGTACCCTCTTTTTTCCTCACCATTGAGGAAATTCAAAAATATGTAAAAGAACTATTTTAACTATTTATACTATTATAACAATTTCTGATAAAAGTTGCAAGTTTTTTTTTAATTAATTTTATAAAGCGAATATTGCCATGTAATTTCGTCACCGGCCATAATATCTTGATTTGCAACAATCCACCATGAACCATCTTCCATCAGAAGTTTTGTACAATTAGGATCATCAGAATGATTGCCAAAACCACCAAGAGGAGTTCTAAAATAACCATCTTCTTCTTTTTCATTCGGAACATGAATTCTTCCTATTAAAGTGTTTACAGGAATATCTTCAGTCGCAAATAAACCTAGACCTTCAATTGAAGATTCTTTGATGGTTACTACCTTTGGTAGTGGTTTATACATTATAGTGTCAGACCAGTTACATTTGCAAGATAATTCTTTTCTGCTTGATCTTTAGGATCATCTTGTGCAAGAACATGGTTTATTGAAATAGATAATTTTGTACTCTTTCCAGACATAAGCCACGGAATAAGTGCAAAACCCATTTGTCCTGTTTGTTGTGAAGGTATTGCTTGTAGTGTCATTGGGTTATCCAATTCGAGCAAATCTCCATGTTCTGTAACCCTCGCCATCACTTCTTCACCAGTAATCAATTTTAAAATTTTAACATCATTTGCCATAATCTAAATTCTCCTTATCTATTAATTTCTTTGTTAAATGTTGGATGTGGAGTTCCACATATATTGAGCCATTCTTGATCACTCATAGTCCATGTTTCAACACCATAATCATATATCATCCACATTTGATGATCTTCTTTATTACAATACTCACAGTACATTTGTTCAATTACTGTTGAAGGATCTAATTGTTTGGAATGAATACAACCTATTTGTCTCCATCCTTTTATGGGCTTTAGAGTCTTGAAAATTTCTCCTTCAAGACCACCCATTCTATGTGTCAAGTCTAAACATTGTTCACCTTCTGGACATGGAAATTTGCCAGTTTCTAGATAATCACTACTGTCTTGAATATGTTTCAACATAGTACATCCACTAAGTAATAAACAAAAAATTAAAATATATCTCATTAATCTCTAATTTCTCTCGATCCTCTACATTTTGCATCGCATTCTGAATGATTATATAATACATCCAGATAGTCTTTAATGGAATGATCTAAACCATCTGTTTGTAAAATACCTCTTTCTTCATGAGTTTCACTCCAAGATAGTGTTTCAATATCAATTACCACCCCCGAATGAACATAAGGTAAAGTAGGAAGAAAAGGGACAGGATCATTACTATCAACCACCCGCCAATGATTGGGTTCGTTAAAATAAAATGTAGTACTGACTTTTGGGCTTCCGAAAGTATAAATTTGAACATTGTGACTCCCTGTTGAATGTAACCATAATCCTATGATTTGTGCTATTGCACCACCAAGTGAATGTCCTGTCAAGTATACTGTATGATCTAACTCATATTTGTCTAGAATATCTACATAGATAGCTTCTGCTGCATCTCTAAAACCTCTATGAAGTTTTGTATCTAGTCTGTTATCAATAAATGGTCGTGCATCGAGATCAGATAATACATTTTTCCAATTTGCTGTACCCCTAAAGATGAGAATAGTAACACCATCTTCTTGTATTACAAAATAAGAAAACTGATCTTTTTTAACACGATATTGATCTGAAATCATTTTATTCAGACCATAGAATTCTGGCTCATCTGGTGATACTATACCATCAGCAAATATTCCCTTATCAGTATAAATGAGTTTAGAATATTCACCCATTTCAATAAGAGAATCTAATGTTACTGGTAATGTCTCTCTATCTCCACTCTCTCCATCTTTCCATAAAAACAAATTTGTTAATGAGCATCCACTAAGCAGTATCAGACCTATTAGTATGATGAGCTTCCAATTCTTCTTTTTTCTTCCAAGCAGTTGCACCTAGTATGGCTCCAAATGAAAGGTGAAACATTGCTCCAGCACCTAATGTTAGGGGCTGCCACCTAGTCACGCCTTCTGCTGCACAATCATGTGTAGCACAATGTTCTGCCATCATCAAATTCCATACTAAAGGAGCAATAAAAAAATCAACTAAGCAGATGAATAGATAAACTAATCCTGCCCAATCTCTCCAATGTCTGTTAATTGTTTTGTTAATATTTAATTTCATTCAGTTTTATTAAGGGCTGCAGTTTCTTTATGTTCTGGATCATCTTTCTCTTTGAACCAGTAGTCAGTCGCTTTGGCGAGAACAGCCACGTATGCCCCGACCATGATATTAATCAGATCACGAGAATCTGCGGGCAAGTCACCATAAAATAACAACCATATCAAAAATAAAAATGTACATACTATAATCATCGATAACAAAAATCTAGCCCACCAATTTAGCTTTTTTCTTGTCTCAACCTTTTCATAACGTAATGCTTCCATTGGATTACTCTCCCATAATTTTTCTTCTGACTGATCAATAAATTCAGATTCAGTATTTATTTTTTTATCATTATTTCTTCTTTGTTCTTTTTTTGGAAATTTAATCATTTAATCCTCATCCCAAGGTAACAATTCATGTACACCTTGTTCTG